GCTGACGGAAGCAGAGGCAGGACTCTTCCCCATCTAACCCAGATAGGTTGACGAGTCCGGTACGGAACCAGATGGTAAACCCGCGCCGCTCTACGGACTTTGTATCATGTTTGTCTTTCGGCTTTTCCTCAATCGCAGCCGCAATCTGATCTGCGAAATAGGTCTCGTCCTCGGCTAGGAGGAGGAGCTGACGCTCCGACTGGTCTGGGATGCGCTCCCAAACGAACTTCCCGTTGTGGATGTCGGACCCACAAGCCGGATCTGGGAAGAAGTTCTCCACTTTGATGCACTCAGCCGCGGAGTGGTAGCTGAGGCGGAGCTTGAGGGTTGCGAGCCCGACAGCCATCTCCGGAGTAGACTCGATCTGGTCAAACATCGCAGCCAGGTCAGGGGAAAGGATGCGCCGCTTTGGAAAAGGACCTTTCAGGATGCCGGTCCCGACCAGGCCGGACTCAGCAATTTGTTCCCGAATCGCGGAGGTCCACTTCGTTTCAACTAACGCATCCGCAATGTACTGGCGGGCCAATTCTAAAGACTCTCCAGTTCGAGTCCCCAGCCGGGTAGCGAGTTCCGGGGGCAGAATTGAGGACAAATCCGGATAGTCTTCAAGGACGGATTCGAGGATGGCGAGTTCTGACACTGGTGTTTGCTTCAGTCCCCACGGCATCTTGTTCCCGACTGGGAGAAGGATGTCCGTCACTCGGGAAACGCCCGCGTTCACGTATGGGCGGGTGATGTTTAGGAAGACGGTAGAACGGTCTTCGTTGCCGGCCCGACCAAGTGTTGAGATAAGCCCTGATGATTTATCAGCGGGCTTGGTCCAGCCTCGTTCTCGGTTGATCTCATCCACCCCTTGATATTGTTCTCTCGCCTTTTCCCAGATCCCATCCAAATTCGTCCGGGCTTGCAGCGCCCCGTCCCGCTCTTGGACCATCTTCTGCACAAACAGGGAGAGAAGTTCTGGCTGAAACATGATTAATATCCCATAACTGGGTCGAGTGGTTTGCGGATAGGGACAGCTGAGAAGGCCGACTCGACGGATAGCTGTTTGATCGGTCTTCCCCTCGGGGGTACGAACGAGAGGATGAAGGAGTCCCATTCGTCTGGCGATTTGCCCGACCTCTTCTCTGCTTTTGTCCGGCCCGACGTGAACCGGGAGCGGTAGTCGTTTTTCGATTCGATAAGGAGGAGCCCACCTTTGTACTCGAACTGAATCGCGGTGGCTTGTGAGAGGAATATTGGGGAGGGCGGAATATATGGGTCGGACTCTTCGAGATATTCTTTGGCCTGCTGGTGTAGCCAGGCTCGGAGATTGTAGTTCTTCCCATCTCCAAGTTTGGTCCCGGTATGGACCGCACAGAGGATTGACGCAAAGGGGCCATACTTTAGCTGATCCGCGGCAGATCCGCCCGGCCCGTCCCGCTCGACCGAGATTAGCTCGACCGGCCCGGACTTGAGCAACTGCTTGACCTCGTTCTCAACAACCATCGCGATCTGGAGCCCGTCCATCTTTTCCAACGTGATAGCCGGGAGGGAGATGCGACCGCGCCTCCGCCAGATCTTCGTCTTATCGTTCCCCATCCCAGAGGCGTCGATGGAAACTCGCCAGGGCAACGAGGCTGACTGGTGGATGGTGGACTTAAGCCTCCGATTCGCGTCGAGAATCAGCCCGGCTGGGATGAATGCGTTGGAAGTGGCAGCCGAATAGTCGAGGAGGAACTGGGAAGCGAATACGGTGGGGGAAACCTCAGCCCGTTTCTTGATATACCACGGTTCCTCCTCGGGGACCAGGTCCAAATTTTGCCGCTTTCTCGGGTCCTCGACCCACTGGAAAATGAATACTTGGTCCTCGGGGAGGTGGTGCTCTAGTTCGTAAAACTTCGACCCGACCCCTCCTTTCGATGGGACGGTCGATCCGTAGATCACGACATCAGCGGTTTCTGCAAGGGCAGACTCGACCAGCTCTTGGTGTTCGAGTTCCGCGAACTCATCGGGGAACGCGATGGAGGCTCGACCTCCGCGACCGATCTGGTCTCCGATCTCGCCCCGGATAACTGCCCCATTAGTCGGGTTGTGGATCACCATCGTCTTCGACTGCTTTTGCCAATCATCCGGTACGAATAGGGCGGGAAGGAGTTCGATGAACTTGCGCGCTTTCCAGAACAGCGAGTCCGGATCGGAGGGGCCGTTGTCGACCTTTTCTGCCTTCTGACTCCCCATCGTTATAACGGTATCTGAAGATGTTATCCAAAGCGTTGTCGCAATCGCTGTGTTCAGCCAGGACATGCCGGCCCCGCGAAACTTTTTGCAGAGTCCCCGCTCCCGTTTCATGTATCGGGAATATACCCAATCGACATATTCGACCTGGCGAGGATAGAGTATGAATGGGCGGTATTTTAGGTCGGGATCGGTCTCGCGCGGGTCGTATGTCCAACCCCAGTCGGAGATGAACTCGGCCCAATGGCCGGCCCCGTAGTAGGATAGTAGCTTGGGGATTGCGTCTTTGTTCTTAACCAGTTCAATCAGGTTCTCGCGCCGGAGCTCGGACACACGGGAGAAGGATGGGAGCGGATCGGCCCAATTTATTGGATGGTTGTACTGGAGTAGACGCACGGCTAGAACCGATCAATCTCGATATCGAGGACACGGACTTCTGAATCATCATCCTCTTCGGAGACCTGAATCGGAATTTCCTCAATCGACTTTGCCCGGATAACGCGGATGTATGCTTGTTGTGGGGTGAGGTTGCGAAGCGTGTTGTCCTCTTGTTGAACCCCTTTTACGTTCAGGGTTAGCTCGTGACGGGGCGAGAATGGGAGGGAGGGGGCTTGTGACTTGTCTTCCTGGGAATCGAACTCGGCTAGTTTGCTCAACATTGCAAGAGCGGTCTTGGACCCTTCGCGACCTCCATCCTCGTACTCGGCCCCGACTGCGAGGAAGCAGCGCGAAATGGCCCGCATGACTGGCCCGCCTCGCCGCCGAGCCGTGTTTAGGAGCTGGGTGATTGAGTCAAATCCGGCCGCGCCCGCCATATCGCAATAGGAGACAGGGCGGTTGTTGTCGTACTGGATATTGAAGTAGGCGTTGAGGGCGTCGATGATTTCCCCATCTGTCATCAGGGCAGCCGGTGGGAGGCCTCTGTTGTTCGCCGGGGAGCGCCGCCAGAGGGGGCGGACGTTTATAGTCTGGCCAGATAGGTACTCACCTTCGGTGGATTCGTAATTTCTAGCAGGTCGGGAATGCTTTGGCTTCTCTTTAGATGCCGACAGATTTGCACCGCTGGATACGCCTTCCCCAAAACCGAGCGGTATCGGCTTACCTGTGGAAGGCAATCTACCTCGGTTAGTTTTACTTCCACGATTATCAGACATGATGGCGTCTCGATTAAGAAGTCAGGCTGGCATGGGCCGGCCAACCAGAGAGAGGCGTGGAGGGCCCATCCGAATTGTTTTACCCATTCGGCCAGCATCTGCCCGACCCGGTGCTGGTAGCGGATGCCGGCCAACTGTGATCGGGAATAGGTGGGGGGAGGGAAACATGGAGGGGGGATGGTCGGGATCAACCCTCGGACTCCGGCTTCGGCTTCGGCTCGGGTGGTCGGTTAAGGCGAGCGTCGTGGAATACTGTGGATTTGGCCAGAGTGGGAGATGGGGCCGCCAGTTCGGCTCGCCATCCCGCCCGCAACCGTTCAATCGTCATCGCATTCGGCATCCGCCCGCCTCCCCGATTCGCCCGCCCATTCCTTATAGTATAGCCGACCCGGATCGCAAATGCGATCCGGGTTCACGAGTCGCCTCCGAGTGTGCGAGACCCGGCGTAGCCGGGGTGTGTGTTTACTTGGGATTACCCCCAACATTCTTACTCCAGTATTTTACATGTGTTGATTACTGGTGATTTTACGTGCGTTGATTACTGGTGATTACCCCCCATCATCTTATACCCCAAGGCTCGCCCGGAAAGTGCCCCCCGGTCGGCCCACTCCCTGAACGGAGACCCCCCCCCCCTGGCTCGGACTAGC